TGAAAATTATTTTCATTTGTATGAGTGATTCATTTAGAAAGTATCCATTCAAATTAAGTAGGGGATAAAAAGAAAAAATCCCAAGCTAAAAAGCTTGGGATTACAAGATGGTGCACTAGCTGAACCCGAATTAGCTTGTATTGTATTGATTTTAAATGTTTATTTTTCAAAGGCAAAAATCTTGTTACTAAGCTTGTTACTAAAAATCAAATTCACTAGAAATTTATGATAGTTTCTGATGCCATAATACCACTAATAAGCCGTGCGTTAAAAATTTTATAGAAAAACTGTTCACCTTGTTCACCAATCCTTAAAACTCTTTATTTATTATATAGTTATATTCTTTTCTATTGTTCACCAACTGTTCACCATTGTTCACCTTTGTTCACCAATCAAAAAAAAGATATCTCAATACAGAATATTTAGTCTATAGCTGTTCAAAATTTAAGCAATCAAACAATTCTAACTTACCGTATCTAAACGTAACTAAACTATTGAAAAATAATGTGTTTAATTAATAATCTAAACGCTATATATTATATTTTGACTTAATAAAAGTCGTCTAAATTTAGACTAAGAAATTTCATAAGGAATAAATGAATATGTTTAAAAAACTAATTGAGTTACGCCAACAAAAGGCGGAAAAAGTCGCAGAAATGCGCTCAATGCTTGAAAAAGCAGAAAAAGAGAATCGTTCATTGAATGAAACTGAATCAGTAGATTTTGAAAAGCTGAAAGATTTAGTCAAACAGATGACTGATGAAATCAGCAAGTATGAAACCGTAGTAGATGAAGAACGTAGCCTAGATGCTCAAACTAAACAGGTAGAACAACGCAACATGAAACAACTTTCAAATGATGAGTTACGCCATTATGTGAAAACTGGTGAACTTCGCAATTTAACTACGGCTAACGGTGAAGATGGCGGATATTCAGTTATCCCACAGTTAGACAAAGATGTAATGAAACGCTTAACAGACGATAGCGTAATGCGCCAACTTTGTAACGTAGTACGCTTACCGGTTGGAGCGAAAGAATACAAAAAATTAGTATCGGCTGGCGGCGCAGCAGTAGAACACGGAACAGAAGGCACAGCACGAAACGGCACAGCAAGCCCGAAACTTCATGAAGTAACAATCGCTTTAAATTCAATCTATGCTTATCCTAAGACTACACAAGAAATCTTAGACTTCTCAAGCATTGATGTTTTAGGTTGGCTAACTGATGAAATTTCTGAAACCTTCACAGAAACAGAAGAAACTGATTTAACTTCCGGTGATGGTAACAAGAAATCAAAAGGCTTCTTAACCTACCAACGCACAACCGAAGATGACAAAACTCGACAATTCGGCAAACTTCAAAAAATTGAAGTAGCAGGTGTAGCGAAGATTGATGCAGATACTTTAATCGATGCGTTCTATACACTTCATAGCAAATACCGTAAAAATGCGGTTTGGGTGATGTCATCAACGATTGCAGCAGCATTACAAAAACTTAAAAACAAAAACGGCGATTATATCTGGCGCGATGGTTTAACAGCCGATGCCCCAGCAACATTATTAGGTCGTCCAGTCCACTTCTTAGAAACAATGCCGACAGGCGGAGCAAACAAAGCAGTAATTGCCTTCGGTGACTTCAAACGCGGATATTTCATCGTAGATCACGAAACAGGCGTGCGAACCCGTCCGGACAACTTAACCGAACCGGGATTCTATAAAGTACACACCGATAAATATTTAGGTGGTGGCGTAGTAGATTCAAACGCTATCAAAGTGATTGAGACAACAGCATAAATCATAGAGGGGCGAAAGCCCCTTTTTTTGCTTAATAGGTGAAATATGAATAAAGAATTTGAAATCCGCTCCGCAACACTTTCAGCCGATGAAGAAAATCAAAAGCTAGTCGGTTATGCGGTGAAATGGAATAGCCCTTCACAAGTGCTTTACTGTGATTTTGTGGAATCCTTTGCGCCTAAAGCTTTCAGTGACAGCCTAGCGAGTGGCGAAGATGTGCGCGCACTCTTTGAACATGACTACACCAAGTTACTAGGTCGAACAAGTGCGGGAACATTAAAGCTAGAAGAAGATTCAACCGGCTTACGCTTTGAACTAACTCCGCCCGATACAACAATCGGAAAAGATTTATTAGTTAGTGTTTCTCGCGGTGATATTACAGGGATGTCTTTCGGATTCAGAGCGATGGAAGAAGAATGGAATTTTGATGTAGAGCCTTATCAAAGAACTGTGATTAAAGCGGATCTATTTGAAGTTACCGTAACAAGTATTCCAGCTTATCCGGAAAGCAGTGTTGAAATCGCTAAGCGTTCGATGGTGGCCGTTAAAGAAAAAACGCAAGATAAATCTACCGCACTTTTAAGCAAGTGGGTTGATGTAATGGGGGCGTAATATGTGGAATCCTTTTAGACGAAAAGAGCAACGCAGCGAACCAATCACTATTGATGAATTCATCTCTTACATGGGCGTAAATAATACAGGCGCGGGCGAATATGTCAGCCCACAAACGGCAGAGGCTCTACCAGCGGTTATGAACGCCGTCACAGTGATTGCCGAGGCGGTAGCATCTATGCCTTGTTATCTTTACGCACTGAAAGAAGATGGGCGAGAAAGAATCTACCGTCATCCGGTTGAATATCTTTTAAATGAAATGCCTAACCGAAATCAAACGCCTTACCAGTTCAAATATACGATGATGCGCCATTGCTTGCTAACTGGTAATGCTTACGCAGTGATTGAGTGGAATAACAAGGGCGAACCTGTAAGCCTTACACCTTATCAGCCGAGCGAAGTAAATATCTTCCGTAAAGTAACAGGCGAGCATATTTACCAAGTAACGGACTTAAACGGAGTAACTAGAAACTACCTTCAAGATGAAATGTTACACCTACGCCATAGTTCCTTTGATGGATTTATGGGGCGTTCACCTGTGACAGTTTGCCGTGAAACGATTGGACTAGGTTTAGCACAACAACGACACGGCGCAGCAATCATGAAAAACGGATTGATGGCAAGCGGACTAATCTCAACGGCTGAATGGTTAGACGATGCGAAAGCACAGAAGGCAGTGAAAGCCTTAGAGCGTTACAAAGGCGCGAAGAACGCGGGGAAAACACCAATCCTTGAAGGCTCAATGGAATACAAACAATTAGGCATGACAAACCAAGATGCCGAATGGTTACAAAGTCGAACCTTCACAATTTCCGATATAGCCCGAATCTACAACATAAGCCCGATTTTCCTACAAGATTATTCCAATAGTAGTTATGCGAACTTCAGTGAGGCTAGTAGAGCGTTCTTATCACAAACCTTGCGCCCATGGCTAACTAACTTTGAACAACAGCTTAAAGATGCCTTAATGATTGACTTAACGAGCAGTAGCAAGAAACGGCACTTAATCGAATTTGACACAAGCGACTTACTCCGCACCAGTCAAAACGAACGTTTCAATAGCTATGATGTAGCGATTAAAGCGGGCGTAATGTCACCTAACGAAGTACGCAGACGTGAAGGCTTACCGCCTTATGCTGGAGGTGATGAATTCAGCCAAGCATGGAAACAAACCGTAGAAGTAAAACGCGGTGATGAGCAAGAATCAGGGGTAAGCGATGGCAATCATGATTAAGGCCGGAAAGTATAACAAGGTGATTAGCCTACAAAAGCAAGTGAACGAACAGAACGACTACGGCGGTATTGTGAGTAAATGGAAAACCGTTGCCAATATCCGGGCGGCGGTTGAACCATTACAAGGTAGAGAGTTCTTCTCCGGTGCGGTGCCATTAAATGAAAATACGGTGCGCATTCGCATACGTTACGGAACTAATGTTGATAACACTATGCGCGTGAAATATGGGAGCCGTTCGCTAGAGATAATGAACATTATTGATAGTAAAGAAGCGCACAAAGAACTGCAGCTTATCTGTAAGGAGTTGACCGGCAATGGTGGAAATTAATTTAACGATTGATGAAATCAAAGCGCACTTAAATCTTGATCACGATTTAGATGATGAGTTACTGGAAGCCTATAAGGTGGCCACATTAGAAGTATGCCAAAAACATATTGGCAAAACCTTTGGGGAAGAAGAAACGGAAAAGACCATACTTTTTACCCCGGCTATTAAGATTGGTTGCTTAATGTATATCGCCTATCTCTACACGAACCGAGAAGCCGTCACAGACTTAGCCAACCTTAAACCGGCACCTATGACGATTTCCGCATTGTGGGAAGTGTATAGAGAACCGTGCGCTTACTAAGGATTTAGTAACCGATGCCATACCAACCGTTAAGACGTTGTAGCTATCCCGGATGTAGAAACAAAGTAAAGTCCGGTAGATGTGAGGAGCATAAACCTAAGGACAACCGCCCAAACAGTAGCGCACGCGGTTACGACCACAAGTGGAGCAAATACCGCGAACAATACTTAAAGCATCATCCCCTTTGTGTGATGTGCTTAGAGCAAGGCAAATATACTCCGGCAACAGTGATAGACCATATCAAGCCGGTAGAGAACGGACAAGCCGATCCGTTGTTTTGGGTAGCAAGCAATCATCAGCCTTTATGCCGTGATTGTCACAGCTATAAAACACGAGTGATAGACCAACGCGGATTTGGTGCGAAGAAATGAGGTGTTGTCATGATGACAATGCGAGGGAAAGACGGAAATCCGTCTATTTAACAGAATCAATGCGTTACGTTTAACCTTATACAGAAAGCAATTTTGCGTTTTGTTTTAGAATCAAATGGTTAAACAGAATTTGACTGGGTGGGGGCAATTTCAAAAAGAAAGGCTCAATCCTACGGAACCGCCCCCCTATACAAATTTTTACGCAAGGTAATTTTTTTGAAAATAAGGAAATACAATGACAACAAAAAACAAGAAAAAAACGCATAATCCACCGAGTTTTTTAGATCCAATCGCTAAAGCGGTATGGAAAGAACGAATTCCGCAACTTCTTGAACGTGGTGATATTCAAGATGCGGACTTAATTCACCTGGAATTATATTGCGTGAATTATTCTCTTTTTCGTGCTGCAGTTGAGGATATTCATAAAAACGGCTTTTCAATAGTAAATAGCCAAGGTACGCAATCAAGAAACCCCGCACTGTCAGCGAAAGCAGATGCTGAAAAAGTGATGGTGAAAATGTCCTCGCTTTTAGGCTTTGACCCAGTAAGTCGCAGAAAAAATCCGGTTGAAGTTGAAACTACAGATATGTTTGATCAAGTGCTTACAATGTAGGTGAAAATGGTGATTTGGCATGAGTATGCGGGAAAAGTTCAATCTGGAGAAATAGTAGCTTGTAAAAAAATAAAACAAGCTGTAGCACGCTATTTTAATGATTTAGCAAACCCCGCTTATTTCTTTGATGAAGGTGTGGTAAATAAGTTTTTGGCTTTCTCTAAATTATGCCCACACGTTAAAGGGCATTTGCGCGGTGAACCTATTATTCTTTCTGATTGGCAAGTGTTTCTATTTGCTAACCTATTAGGCTTTAAACGGAAAGATACTGGATTGAGAAAATATCGTTCTGCTTATGTTCAAGTGGCACGAAAAAATGCTAAATCGACAGTAGCGGCAGTACTGGCTAATTGGTTTCTATTGGTAGAGTGTGGGCAGCAAGATATTTATACTGCAGCTGTAAGCCGAGATCAGGCAAGAATTGTTTTTGATGATGCTCGTCAAATGTGCTTACTTTCAGCTCCATTGAAAAAACGCCTTAACATTCAACAGCACAAGCTAATCAACCCGAAGAATAATAGCATTATGCGACCGCTTGCCGCCAAATCTTCAACGATTGAGGGAACTAACCCTAGTTTAGCTATCGTAGATGAATATCACCTACACACAGACAACAGTGTATATAGCGCGTTAGAACTAGGGCAAGGCGCACGTCCAGAAGGTTTACTTTTTGCTATTACAACAGCCGGAAGTAACGTTATTTCAGCCTGTAAACAGCATTATGATTATTGCACTCAAATCCTTGAAGGAAATGAGCAGAATGAAAGTCTATTTGTATTGATTTTTGAGTTAGATGAAGAAAATGAAATCGACAATCAAGAGAACTGGATAAAAGCAAATCCGAATATAGGTAAATCCATTCCTTATCTTGATTTTGAGAACACAATCAAGAAGGCTAGGGGTATTCCTTCCGAATGGGTAGAAATGCTAACCAAGCGTTTTAATGTATGGTGTCAAGGCTCTACGCCGTGGCTAGGTGATGGAAACTGGGTGCAATGCGAACGGCAGTACACGGAAAGCGATTTACTTCATCAAGATTGCTATTTAGGGCTAGATTTATCAAGCACCAATGACTTAACAAGCCTTTGTTATACATTCCCGCACGGAAACAAAGTTAGATTGCTTACACGGCACTACATTCCCGAATTTCAGCTTAACAACGTGGCAAATAAAAACCGCGCAATGTATCGAAACTGGGTGCGCAGTGGTTGGCTAATAGCAACGGAAGGCGATTGTATCGACTACGACAAAATCAGAGACGATATTCTGAAAGATGCCGAACGTTTCAATATCAAGATGACAGGCTTTGATGTGTGGAACGCAACCCATTTACGCACGCAATTACAAGCGGCGGGGCTTGAAGTAGAACCATTCCCGCAAACATACCAACGATTTAGCCCAGTGGCGAAAAGTGCGGAAGTTTTAATAAACAGACAGATGATAGAACACAATGGCGATCCAGTGCTTGCTTGGGCTTTATCAAATGTAGTTATGGAAACAGACGCGAACGCCAATATTAAACCGAACAAAAAGAAAGCCGCAAACAAAATAGACCCAGCAATCGCGTTTCTTATGTCTTTCGGTACTTATCAGCTTGAATATGGTGATTTAATTTTCGAACTATCAGACGAACATAGGAAAATTATAGATGAGTTTACTGGGCTTGATTTGTAGATGGAAGCAGGAGGGTATTCCATATTTCCAACATTAAGAGAGCGACTTCTAAGAATTTAAGAAAATAACTCATAAGCACCTCCTTGACGGGCAGATTCGAACTGCCAAAGCATAAACAAAAACATGTAACCTCAAAAACAAGTATAAAAATAGTATTTAAGATAATGCAATAATTTTGATTTAAGCCGTCTCCTGCAGTTACTTCTGAATATATAAGAGCCTTATTAAAAAGTCAAGTTTACACTGAATGAGGTTATATATTTATGGAGCTATTAATAAGAATATTTTTAAGGCTTAAAATAAATTAACGAGTTGAATATATGATTAGATGTAAAGAGGCTAAGCAGAATTTACTATTATCGGCAGTAAAGCACTATAAAAAAAACAACCACACTTTTACCTTTATCAGTCTTTATGATGATGAAGAACCTTATCCAATAGAAGAAGTTATTTATGCTTTAAGGTGTAAATGTAATGCTGCAAAACGTGAAATAGATAGCAGACAGAATAGTCCTAATATGGAAGTGTTAGAAACAATTTACCATATTGCGCACAAAAATCTTGAAGATATGAAGAGGGCTGAAAGAAGAATTGCGAAAAGAAGATAAAATAAATCCCTACGTTTCACAACGTGGGGATTTTTTACACGTGACTACATTGCACGAACATATTATCAAATTGCTAATTTTTAAAATTTTCCCTAAAAAAGGCTTTAGGGTACGTACTACAATTTTGTAGCGAAGTTATTATAATCTAAGCGTAAAAATAAGAAATAAACGTAGCTTACCGCATTTAAACTTTGATAAAATAGAACAATAAATAATCAAAATATTAAAAGGGGTTAATATGATTAAATCTGTCTTATCTGCATTTGATTCCTTTGTGTTTTCTGCTTTAGATTTTTTACTCTTTTTAGCAATATGCCTTTTTGTAATCCTGTTAGGTTACTTTTTTTGGCCAATCTTAAAACTACCTATATTGATCGGTGCAATATTAGCTATTACATATTTTTGTTATCAACTTTATAAATTAAGAGCAGAACAAAAATGTATAGAACAAACGACAAAATTAGCTGAATGGTCTAAACAAGAGTTACAACGCCCAATCATTCAACAACTTTTGAAAAAAAAACAATAAGAAAGTAAATCATTCATTCCCGGAACAATAATTAGTAGTAACAATCGCAATAAAGAAACTATGCTAACTAATATCTCCGTGAGTATAAAAAAAGGCCAGATATGGAAAATAAAGAGTATATACTTAGTTTTTTTGTAATAGATAGTATGGGAAATGAAGTAGATAGCGATACCATCTCTATAAATGCGGTAGATAAAACAGACGCTAGAACGAAAGCTGTAAAATTTCTGCAAAAAAATTATAAAGGCAATAGATGGGAAATTGAATCTATTACATTAGCTGAATAACCAAATAAAGCGCATCTAGGCTGATCTCCGAAAGCAAGAAACCTTATCTTGTTGGTGCGCTCCTACCAATAAGGACAAATGCGAAAGGGGCGTTTATGTCGAATCAAAAGTTCTTGCCTAAAAAGGCATATTCAATCACTGATGCGGTAAAATATATCTCATTAAACTACAATATTAATATTTCAGAATACGATTTATTAGAATATATTCAATCAGGTGATTTACAAGCTTCAATTCATCTTGAAGGGCGAATTAATAAGATAGATAGCGTAAATAAACGGGAAATTCCACATAATAAAACGCTAAATATTAGAAATGAAGAAATATTTTTACAATTTAGCCAAAGGGAAACAAAGTCAGAAATAGAACACAACGAAAACTTTGAAATTTACAGAATAAAACTAAATAATATTTATTTTAGTATTGATGTTATATTAAATGATGCCTACTACCTCCCTGACTATTTTTCTAAAAATGATGAAATAAAGCTTTATACCGGAGAACTAGACCGTTTTAGAAATCTTGTTTTTAATGGTTATTTTCCTCTCTCTAAGGAAGTATTCGAACCATACAATACCCTAGAGCTAATAGAGCGTGGTTATATAGAGGAATTCCCTGATATTTATGTAAACACCTTTTCTGGGCTTTATCTTCATTTGCCTATTTACGAAAACAGAACAGAGCTTTATTTAGATGATATTTATATTATTCACGAGGATATGATCTCATTTTTGAAATTATTTTCCGTAATTGATGAAAGTTATGAACAGCAAGAAGAAATTCAGAAACTTAAAAATCAAATTAGTGATAAAAATAAACAAATTGAAGAATTCCAAAAAAAGATAGGGGAAAGCAGTAGAGAAATTTCTGGAAAATCTGAAACTTCTTACTTAAATCTTATACAAGCCTTAAAAGAACTTTGTTTGTCTGAAAATAGCTTTGGCAACCAAGAAGAATTAATAGTTTATATTAGTGAACAATATCAAGGTTATACTGGATTAAGTGAAGCTAATTTACGAGATAAATTCAGCAAAGCAAATAAAATCAAATAACCCTTCAAGAGATCTATATAGATTCGTTTTGGATCTATATAGATTTTGCCACCCTAAAAAATCCTTTCTAATACCTCCCGTTCGAACAACTCAACGGAATAGAACGCTATTCCACATGGTTAAACTAACGTGAGGTATTTTTTATGGAACAATCTCAAATCCAATCACAAAAATTAATTCCTGGTAAAACCGTTTGCCGCATTGTTGGCTTTCAGCGCACAAAACTAAATTGTTTGGTTAAAGAAAAAAATTTCCACAACCTATTCGGCTTTCACAAACCTTTGTTCTATGGGATGTAGAAGAAGTAAATCAATGGATTGAAGAGCAAAAAGCCGCACGGGCTTAAGGTGGTGGAATATGGGCGAAATAAGAAAACCAACTCAATTTTTAAAAGTTCTTCATCGCTTAATAAATTCAAGTATTAGCGGAATTGATGGTTACGCAATGGGAATGACTTCCGCACGTAATTATATAAGTGAGCTAGAGCGAGAATATTTAAGCGAAAAATTAAAGCGTACAACAGAAAAGACCTCGGATGGAGCTGGTCAATATTACCGTTATGAAGTTGCAAATGCTAAACAATTAAAAGAGGTGATTGCAATTTACAAAGTTAAAGGGGGCGAGCTTTTATCGGTTGAAGAAAAACGAGCCTATTCACGTTTTGAATAGGAAAGAAAAACGCCGCAAGGCTATCCAATGCGGCGTTTAAACCTTCTAAAGGTAATTTTTATCAATACGTTAAGGTCATTTAAAAATATGGAAAAACTAACCATGAATTTAAATCATAAATATTTTAATCAATATGAAATATTTTTCAAGTTGTTTTTGATTGAAATCGCTTTACAAACCACAGTTAATTTTGGCATCATGAACACGCAATCAGAAAAAGTGATTGCCAGCCGTGGAAAGCTGAACTATCTAACTTTGGCGAACGACAGCACGCCATTAGACCGTGCTTTTTTTGTTCGTAACATTCGCACACCAAAAGAATATGCGGATTTTGTTTTACATATAAATCCGATCATTCTCTCAATGGTAGAGCGTAATAAGCCGTCTATGACGGGCTGTCTTCCACAGTTGGCAGTTTTCCACCTTGTTACGTTCTACCGCCCGACCGTGGAAAGTCTAGCGGTAGTTCCTGAAAATCTAACTTTGGAACTTACGCAAATGTATCAATTCATCTTCGCGGCTATTCGCCGTACTGATTTATCAAATCACCTTCAAAAAATCCGTATCACCGCTGATAGCGAACGCAACGCACGCGCTAAGCTTGCCCGTGAGTTCGTCTTAGTGCTTGCTGGAAGAATCAATCTTCAATCAGACCGCACTTTATCAGCAAATACTTTCCATTCAATCTCTTTCGCGGAGGTGGCTCATGATTAACAAAATTCCTACACATTGCGCTATTCAAATGACCAAAGTGGGCAAAATTCATAGTTCTATCCATAAAGCAAAAGCGATTTTGGCATTAATTCGGAACGATGGCGGGGATATGGATTTAGACGGCTTTTATACAAGTGAAGAAATTATCAAAACCGCCTTATCCGTGATTGATGATTATTTAGAACAAGCAGAGCAATCATCAACAGTAGATTTTTATTCCACGAAAGGGGAAGAAAATGAGAACTAAAAAAATCAAATCATTCAAAGAGCCATACGTACCGACACCAGAGCAGTTAGAGAAAGCCTGTAAACGTATTAAACAATTCTTAGCCTTCGCTGAAGATTATCTACACACAGGACACTATAAAGGACTAGCAGCATCAATCGAGCAAATTAAGAAAGCAGCAACAATTAGAAAGGTGGCAAGAAATGAAACCAAATAACCCTATGGAACAGCTAAAACAATGGAAAGCGGCAAGTAATAAAAATTTAGTAAGCAGTGGCGAAAAACGCCACCAGTTACAAAAAATGCCACCGGTGGCGAAAAGTGCCACTGGTAATGAAGAACAGAAAGTTGAAAAAAGAAAAGGTAAGCTGTTTTTTAATCCATTGGCTTTGAAGTATTCCCAAATTTCACGTCAATTCCAACTAATACAGGATAGCAACAAACGATGTCTTGAAGTTTATCCAGGTGATTTTCATCACAAGATCAAGTTTCGTGATGAAATAGTGGATTTAATGAATAAATTGGCTGGTGGTGGAAATTTGCTTAACGCATTGGCCAAAGACGGCAATCTATCCCGAGAAGATACGGCCAAATTGAAATATTTCAATCAAGCTAATAAATATCTGCTCTATAAGTTTAGCGAGGTGGTGGAACAAATAGGCGCTTTAAACTCTGAACGAGCTGAACAACAAAAGTGGAGTAAGTAAGATGAATATGAATGAAAAATTAGACTACTCAAATTTAAGTGCGGTCGAATTGAAAGCGATTATGCTTTGTCAGATGAATTGTGAAAAGAAAGAGGGGGAGGCTCTTTATTTGCCTTTACCTTATCTGGGTGAAACAATCGTAACGTTAGCAGAAATTTTTGAGAGTTATCCTTCTGAAAAACTCTATGTGTTACGAAATCTACACGATGAACTGTTAGCGGCTAATAAACATTTATTACAACTAGCACCTAATCCGCCTTCACTTAATCCGGAAGAAATAGTCGCAAGTTTAACTAACGATGAAATTATTGATGGATTGCTGAAAAATAGCATAGTCATTTCTTTAGTTGAAACTCTTACATACTTCCAAAAAGTAGTCGCTGACCGCATTAATGATATTGAAAACGGAGTACTTAAAGGGGTGAACAATGGCTCGATTAATTAATGCTCCGCATCTTGCGGATCAACCGCATGAACCTTATTCCGATTTATTTGTGTTAGCTGGCTCTAAAGCATGGCAAGCATGGGGAAAAGGTAAAGGGGAAGAATGGCTTTTATTGTGTTCGTTGGTGGATGGTCTAGAAAGTAATCAGAAACCAGTTATTCTAGGTGAAAATCAACTTGATAATATTTCTTCAACACGTATAGCTAAGGAAGATCAGCAGTTAGTGAAGATTGCTCAATATGGCGAATTAAAACAGGAAGAAATTACCGCAATTTGTCAGAATTTAGCAAAAAACACTTCGGCTAGAGAAGTGAAGCTCATTGATGCAGCCGCGCAATTAAAAGAGGATTTAAGCTCTTACATTCAACTCTTGCGAACCGATAAAAAGACCGCTGATTTAGCAACGCAATTAGCACTGCCTGAAAAAGTAAAAGAAAATGACGGAGTCAATAAGAAAGCGCGAGCTTTGACTAAGTCGTTAGAAATGGATTTGGCATTAAACCCAAGAAATCGGGAGCTTTATAACTATGACGGCATAGGCTGGCAAATGGTGGAGAAATATGAGTTCTTGGATAAAGTAGTTGCTTTCTTTGAAGAACAGGACTTTGGATATAGCGCACGTTCTATAGAAGGTATTATTGATACGATAAAAATTCAAGTTCCCAAAATGGGAGTACAGACACAAGAATTGATCGCTTTCAATAATGGAACTTTAAACCGCACTACGTTAGAGTTCTTGCCCCATTATAGGGAAAACTGGCTAACATCGTATATTCCGCATGATTATCTAAATTCAGCGCAAAATACGCCACATTTTGACAAATGGTTAGACTTCGTAAGCGGTGGTAAGGAAAGTAAAAAGAACGCTATTCTAGCAGCCTTGTACGTTATTTTAACTAATCGCAACGACTGGCAATTATTCTTTGAAGTAACAGGCGATGGTGGTAGTGGAAAATCTGTTTTTGCTAATATTGCCACGTTATTAGCTGGTGAGCAGAACACAGAAAGCGGGCGGTTAGTAGATTTAGATGAACCACGCGGGCGGGAAAGTTTTGTAGGCAAGACTTTGCTAATTTGCCCTGAACAATCGCGTTATGGTGGTGATGGTGGTGGATTGAAAAGTATCACAGGTGGTGATCCTGTGAATATTGACCCAAAACACCGCACTAAATTTAAAGCTGTTATTTCGGCAGTAGTCTTAATCGTTAATAACGAGGCGACTAGATTTACAGAGCGTAGCGGTGGGATTGAGCGAAGAAGGGTAATCTTTCACTTTGACAAAGTAGTACCTGAAAACGAGCGAGATCCTAATTTTATGGATAAGATTGAGAGGGAAGTAGGGGGTATTATTTACAAACTAATACATACCTTTGAACAACCTGAAACCGCTAAGGCCGCTTTAAAAGAGCAACAAACAAGTGATGAGGCTTTGGAAATAAAAAGCGAATCCGACCACATCACCGAATTTTGCGGATATTTCTATACTACGCCACAGAATGACGGCTTGTATATAGGAAATGCGAATCAAGGCAATAAGTCAAGAACGCATCTTTATCCGGCATACTTAGCCTTTGCTGTAGCGAGCGGCATTACAAATACCCTTACTTTGAGAAATTTCTCAAATTCATTAAAGCAAGGATTTGCTCAACATAAAAATAAATTTGAGTTCTCTAAGATTAAGGGAAGATATGGATATCGCTCCAATGTTCACTTCAAAAACTATGAAGAGTTCCAAAATGAGTTCAATTCATAAACCAGGAAAAGGGGGCGAAAGCCCCTTTTTTTATGCTTTTCTCTTAAAAGGTGAACAATTAGGGTGAACAATAATGTTCACCTATTCACCCATAACTATATGAAATAAAAGGTTAAATTGACAAGGTGAACAGGTGAACCAATTTTTGTAATATTTTTTACACGCCGCTAATTCACACGCTTTCTTTTTCGCATCGCTCCACAAAATCACTCCATAATTGCATCACAGGGCGGCGGAGTTCTACATAATCGTAACGGTTATATGCCTGACTTGTTTTATTCCCAATGCTATGAGCAAGACAACTTTCAGCAATACGGAAATCAACTTGCTGATCTTCTAAAAACGTTCTAGCTATCGATCTCAATCCGTGAGCATCTTGAATCCCTTTGTAACCTATTTTTCTCAATGCGTTAGCTATTAGTTCTTTACTAGCTGATTGGTTAGGTTTGTGATAGTGAGAAAATACGAATTTGTCATCACCTGTTATAGGTTTCAATTCTTTCAGAATATCCATCATTAAAGATGAAAGCGGAACAATGTGCGGAAATGCCCCTTGTCTTGTTTTTTTCATTTTTTCGGCTGGGATAGTCCATAACTTTTTATCAAAATCAATTTCAGACCATTCAACAGAAACCGCCTCAGCCGGACGAACCATTGAAAGTAATTGCCATCGGAACAAAACCTTTGTTAGATGATCTCTACTTGAATTTTTGAAGTCTTGTAATAGTTTCGGTAGTTCTTCCGGTTTGATTGCCGGGTGATGTTTTTGAGACTCTTTATGGTAAGCATCAGATGCTTTCAAGCAAGAATTAAACGAAATAAATCCTATTGTTACCGCATAATTTAAAATCTGATTAGCGAGGTTTAATAAACGGTGCAGCGTATCATTGAAACCTTTTTCATTTAATGGCCGAACAGTTTTAATCAATAAAGGGGAAGTAATCTGATCGATAGGGTAATTCCCAAGAGTAGGGAATAGATAGTTTTCTAATCTTGCCCAATTCTTTTCCATTGTCATTGGCTCAATTTCTTTGCTTCTTTTTTCTTTCCAAAGTAAAGCGACTTTATAGAAAGTATTTTCGTTCTGACCGTTTTTAATTAGTTCTTGTTCTTTTATGTATTCTTGCGGATCGATGCTTTGAGCAAGTAGAGCGCGATATTCTTCTCGTTTTTGGCGAGCTTGCGCAAGTGTTATAGCTGGATAAGTTCCAATAGTAAAAGATGTGCGCTTATTTGTTACTGGGTGATAATAATTAAAAATCCAAGCCTTAGCACCAGTAGGCTTAATGCGTAAAAAAAGACCGTTACCATCACTTAGATTGTATTCTTTATCCTTTGTTTTCGCTTTATCTACTTCGGTATTTGTAAGCGGTTTAGTAACACGAGGCATCATTTTCCCTTAGTTTTAGTAACAAGATTTTTCGAAGTTTATCACCTTGTTACTAAACTTGTTACTAAAAAATGCGGTTAAAGACAATTAAATCTGATTAGTTGCGATAAGTAAAAGGGCTGAAAAGCCTTGAAAACACTGGGAAAAACAAAACCCCGCGAGTGGTTTCGCGGGGCTGTGTTTAGGGTAAATGGTGCGACTAGCTGGACTCGAACCAGTGACCCCCACCATGTCAAGGTGGTGCTCTAACCAACTGAGCTATAGTCGCGTAAAAGATGTGGCAGATGATAAACAGTTTTAAGGATGAAAACAAGGGGATTTGTTTTAAGTTAAATTTAGCTGCTAAAAAAATAACCAAAATTTGTTGCAAAAACTCTCAGTGCTTGTTTTGATTTTGCGCTGGTTTAAGCGTATAATGCGCGACGGTTTTTATCTCGGATGGGCCGAAATTAAAAAAGCTTTTTTAAATTGTAACTATTTGTGGAGTTTAGATAATGTCTAGAAAATTAAGAAGAACGAAGATTGTATGTACAATGGGTCCAGCTACAGACCGCGATAACAATCTTGAAAAAATTATCGCAGCAGGCGCTAATGTTGTACGTATGAACTTTTCTCACGGTACACCAGATGATCATATTGAGCGTGCTGAGCGTGTTCGTGCGATCGCGAAAAAATTAGGTAAAACCGTGGCAATTTTAGGTGACTTACAAGGTCCTAAAATTCGTGTTTCTACTTTTAAAGACGGCAAAATTTTCTTAAATGTTGGTGATAAATTTATTCTTGATGCGGAATTACCAAAAGGTGAAGGTAATCAAGAAGCCGTTGGTTTAGACTATAAAACACTTCCACAAGATGTTGTACCTGGCGATATTCTTTTATTAGATGACGGCCGTGTTCAATTAAAAGTCCTTTCTACTGACGGTGCAAAAGTATTTACTGAAGTGACAGTTGGTGGTCCGTTATCAAACAATAAAGGGATCAACAAATTAGGTGGTGGTTTATCTGCAGACGCATTAACTGAAAAAGATAAAGCAGATATCATCACAGCTGCACGTATTGGTGTAGATTACTTAGCGGTATCTTTCCCTCGTTCAAGTGCAGATTTAAACTATGCGCGTGAATTAGCAAAACAAGCAGGTTTAGACGCGAAAATCGTTGCTAAAGTTGAACGTGCTGAAACAGTCGTTGATGAAGCAGCAATGGATGATATCATCCTCGCTTCTGATGTAATTATGGTTGCGCGTGGTGACTTAGGTGTTGAAATTGGTGACCCAGAATTGGTTGGCGTACAGAAAAAATTAATTCGTCGTTCACGTCAATTAAATCGTGCGGTTATTACTGCAACTCAAATGATGGAGTCAATGATCAGCAACCCAATGCCAACTCGTGCAGAAGTGATGGACGTGGCAAATGCGGTATTAGATGGTACTGACGCAGTAATGCTTTCAGCAGAAACTGCTGCAGGTCAATATCCAGCTGAAACTGTGGCGACAATGGCTCGCGTATGTTTAGGTGCAGAAAAAATGCCAAGCATCAATATTTCTAAACACCGTTTAGATCGTGAATTCAGAGATATTGAAGAATCTGTAGCGATGTCAGCAATGTACGCAGCAAACCACTTAAGCGGTATTGCAGCAATCATTACCTTAAGCCACTCTGGTCGTACGCCACTATTAATGTCACGTATCAGCTCAGGTTTACCAATCTTTGCACTTTCTCGTGTTCAAGAAACATTAAACCGTTGCGCATTATACCGCGGTGTCACACCAGTTCATTTTGATGGTGAATCTCGTAGCGCTGCAGGTGCAAAAGCAGCCATTAACCTATTAAAAGAAAAAGGTTATTTAGTTTCAGGTGATCTTGTTTTATTAACACAAGGTGATGAATCAGAAGGTACAACTAACGTTTGTCGTACTTTAACGGTTGAATAATCAACATTCTTAAATAAAAAAGAGCGGTGGATTTTTCCACCGTTTTTTTATGTCTAAAATCCTGAAAATATTGACCGCACTTTTTTCTTAAAACCACCTCGTATTTGCGGTATCATAAGCACAGTTTTTTAGTTTAAATTGAAATCCTTATGGCATCACAACGACAAATCCAATCTTCCGATCAGAAAACTGAACAAGTTAGCATCCCACCTCATTCCACTGAAGCAGAACAAGCCGTTCTTGGCGGTATTATGTTGAGCAATCAGCATTGGGATGGCATTGCTGAAAGAGTCATTGCTGAGGATTTTTATACTTTTGCGCATAAGGCGATCTTCCAAACCATGGAAGAATTAATGCGTAACCAAACGCCAATTGATTTGATTACCCTCGATCAAGCCCTTAAAGCCAAAGGTATCAGTGATTCCGTAGGCGGTTTTGCTTATTTAGCGGATCTTTCTAATAACACCCCAAATGCCATTAATATTTTGGCTTATGCAGAGATCGTACGTGAAAAAGCGATTTTGCGTGAGCTTATTGCCGTAGGGAATCGTATTGCAGAAAACAGTTATTCGCCCAAAGGCAAAGACATCAAGATGGTGTTGGATGAAGCCGAAAGAGAAGTGTTTGCGATCGCTGAAAAACGAAGTTCTTCAACAGAAGGACCTCAAAATGTGCTTAGCGTATTGGAAAGCACCATTGCTCGAATTGAAACCTTAGGTAAGCTTGAAAATCATAATGGTGTGACAGGGGTCACAACGGGCTTTGTTGAGTTAGATAAGAAAACAGCTGGTTTACAGCCTTCCGATCTCATCATTGTGGCTGCACGTCCTTCCATGGGTAAAACCACGTTTGCAATGAACCTTTGTGAAAATGCGGCCATGGCAAGTGATAAGCCTGTATTGGTATTCAGTTTAGAGATGCCTGCTGAGCAAATTATGATGCGTATGATTGCCTCTCTCGCTCGCGTGGACCAAACCAAAATTCGTACTGGCCAAAACTTGGAAGAAGCGGAATGGAGCAAAATTGCCAGCGTGTTTGGGATGTTTAAGCAAAAAAATAATCTTTATATCGATGATTCATCGGGTTTAACTCCAACAGAATTGCGTTCTCGCGCACGTCGTGTGTATCGCGAAAATGGTGGATTGAGCATGATTATGGTGGACTACCTTCAATTAATGCGCGCACCCGCATTTTCAGATAACCGTACCTTAGAGATTGCTGAGATTTCTCGTTCTTTAAAAGCATTAGCGAAAGAATTAGAAGTCCCGGTTATTGCACTTTCCCAGCTTAACCGTACGTTGGAACAACGTGCAGATAAACGTCCGGTAAACTCAGACTTGCGTGAATCAGGCTCTATCGAGCAGGATGCTGACTTGATTATGTTTATTTATCGTGACGAAGTGTATAACGATAATTCTGAAGATAAAGGTGTTGCTGAAATCATTATTGGTAAACAACGTAACGGTCCGATTGGTCGTGTACGTTTAGCATTTAATGGTCAATTCTCACGCTTTGATAACCTTGCCGAACAGCGTGAATACAGAGATGATTATTAG